CCGGGCGATCGAGGTGCTCGACGGCGAGCTGGGCGGCGATCGGATTTTTGCAGGCGGTCATGCGGCCGATGAAGCCGACGGCCAGCTCGCCGGGTGCGAGGCCGAGCCGGCGGCGGGTGGCGTCGCGGCCGGCGGCCGGCTCGAGCCGCTCGAGCGAGACGCCGTTGTGCACGACGCGGACGTCGGCGGGGTGCGGGAAGGCATTGGCGGCGAACTGGGAGACGGCGGCGAGTTGGATGCCCCAGTCGGTGATCCGCGCGGCGAGCCCGGCCGCCCAGGGCCCGCCGCCGTGGGAGACGAACAGCGAGTGTCGCGGATAGCCGGGCGGCTTGGAGCCCCAGAAGACGACGAGGTCGACGCCCTTGAAGAACTGCTTGATGGCCCCGCGGTCGAACAGCACGGGGCCGGCCTGGCGGGCGAGGTCCAAGAGGTGCGGGTCGCAGTCGCGGCGGCCGATGCCGATGCCGGCCACGTCGACGCGGTCGCGGTCGAGGTGGCGGGCCAGGTCGACGGTCCAGCGCTCGGCCCCGCCCATGCGGAGGCCGGGCGACCAGAAGGCGACGCGGGGTTTCTTGGTATCGGCCTTGTAGGGGAACCACTGGTTGAGTTTTCGCTGCCGCTTCTTGCAGCCCTTGCAGGGTGTGATGCCGACGGCGGCGGTCAGTTTGGCGACCGTGTCGCCGAGGCCGCGGCTCCGCCTCTTGGCGCGTGGCTTGCAGTTGCGCTTGGCGTTGACGGGCAGCAGGCGGCGCTTGTGGGGGTCGCAGCGAGGGCACCACCATTTGCCGTTGTCGAGTTGTTGGAGGTTGCAGTCGCTCATCAACAGTTGCCGGTGACGTTGCAGGTCGCCTGGCCCGTGTCGCAGCCCTGGGCGGCGGCGGTGTAGGGGGTGAGGCTCTGGGCGGTGAGGTTCTGGCAGTCGATCTTGCCGGCCTGCGTGTGCCGGAAGGTGGGATAGTAGCAGGTGGGGTCGTCCTGGAGGCCGCCGGAGAAGAAGCCGACCTCGATTCGGCCGCGTGAGGCGGCGGGCCAGTTTTCGTTGTAGCAGAGATTCAAATAGACGCCCTGCGCGTTGTTGCCGCAGTTGGGGCAGCTATACGTCTCGCCGAAACTGTAGGTCCAGCGGCAGCAGTAGCCGACAAGCGTGGTGGCTCGCTGCACGACGTAGGTCCCGTTCAGGGGCGTGCATTCGCACGTGTCGTTTGCCAGGCCCGCAATCGTGACCGTGTATTCCTCGCAGGCCTCGCCGCTGATACAGGCCCGCTCGGCGCACGGGAGGCTGTGCGTCGCGCCGGCGCACGTGCCGTCGTCGTTGACGTTTTCGTAGGCCGTGACTTCGGCGGCCGCGTCGGTGAGGTCGAGGACGGCCAGGGCGTCGGCCGGCTGCTGGAGGACGATCGTGTCGAACTCGGAATCATCCCAGGCCATACACGCGCGGTCCCAGGGATCGCCGGCGGCTACGGCGTTGTCGAGAAACAAGACAAACTTGGTGCCGTCGTCGTTCGTGAGCGCGAAGAAGGGATAGTAGTAGGTTGTGCCGCCGGTCGTGCGGTACTCGATGCGAAAGAGGGCCCAGGTGTAATCGCAGAACTGCTCGGACTTGTCGAGCGGGTAGGCCCATTCGCAGCCGATGCCCTCGGCCGTGCTCCAGAGCGTGGGAATCCCGGTCGGCTCCTCTTGCCAGGGAAGGTCGTAGGTGCCGTTCAGGTCGTCGGCGGCGTAGCAGGTGGGCGAGCCGTCGCGGGGGGCCAGGCCGGAGACGACCGCGCGGATGCAGCAGGGCGTGGCGGCCTCGCAGACGGGGCAGAAACAGTCCGTCGGGCAGCACCTGCATTGCCACTGGTCCATGGCTTTAGGCCCCCGAGTCGGGCGTGCGGTCGATTTTGTCGCAGCTCATGGAGAGGGTGCGGTATTGGGAGAACTGCTCGAACCAGCCGGCCGTGCCCGTGTGGCCGGTGCCCTCCTCGCTGCCGTCCATGCCGCCCTCTTGGCTGCCGACGCCCTCGTGGGCCGCCGCGCCGCAGTAGATCGTGCCGGTGGCTTGCGTCCGCTCGCCGTCGGCGTCGAGGATGTAGACGGCCGCCGAGTCGCCGATCGTGGGCCCCAGATCTTCCTTGAGCTCGTACTCGATGAAGGCCGGCAGCTCGCCCATCCCGAGCCCCAGCGAGACGTAGGCCCACTTGGTGCCGGTGCCGGCTTCTTTCCAAAGAATCCGCGCGGAGCCGGACTCGGCGGAGGCCAACACCAGGTGGGAGCCGTCCGAAACGTCGGCGTACTCGTGCTCCTCGTCGGTCACGGAGAGCTGGACCACCGTGCCGCCGGAGATCACGGCCGGGCCGATCGGGGCGGCGTGCGCGCCGATCGCACGCAAGGGCCGCTGCAGGACGGCGAAGCGGCCGCGGTGGCTGGATGTCGACGGCAGGACGCCGCGGAGCGTGGGCCGGCTCTTGAAGGTGGCCTCGTTCTGGGTCGGCGTGGGAAAGACGCTGTCGATGCCCAGGATCCCGAACTGGGGGACGGCGACGCCGAGCGTGTTGGAGATGGGCACGGTCCCCGGGCCGGCGGCCGCGAGCCGGGCCAGCGGGTCCCCGCCACGGTCGCGGAGCTGGTCGACGGCGCGGACCGTGTCGATCACGTCGCCCATCAGCGCGGCGGGGATCTGGAGGTCGTCGCCGGGTTTTGGTTTGCGGTAGGGGTCCATGGGGGGAAATACTCACCACCGAGGCACGGAGGACACAGAGGAAGAAAGAGATGTAAGGGGGAAAGGGGGAAGCGGAAAAAGGGGAAGGAAGAAGAGGGGGGTGGCAGGGCGAGCCCTATCTGTTGCGTTTTTCCCTTTTCCCATTTCTCCCTTTCCCCTCTACACTCTTCTCTGCGGCCTCTGTGCCTCCGTGGTGCGTTTCTCTTTCTAACTGCCGATTTGCAACAGGCCGAAGTCGGCCTCGTCCAGGACGCGCTCGACGTGCACCGCGATCGCGCGGCCGGCGGGGGTCTTGCTCGTGGTGTCCTCGATCTGCTCGTACTCGGTCCAGGCGTACTCCCAGCCGTCCTTGGCGATCGCCGTGATCTCGTCGACGCTGAGGCCGGTGGCGGCCGGGGAGTAGGTGAAGGAGAAACTCAGGTCGACCTTGTCCGGGTCCTGGTTCGTCAAGCCCCCGGTCGCGCCGTCGAAGCGGACGGTGCCGGCCGGGAGGCTGCGGAAGGTGGCGTCGTTCGTCTTGCCGTACAGGGCGTTGACGATGAGCGCGTAGTTCCAGTTTGCCACGACCGTGGCCAACTGGTGATCCTCGGTCCATTTGAAGACGGGGATCGGGACGTCGACGCCTTCGACGCGGCCGTCGGGCTGGACGTTGATGGCGCCGCCGTGGTCCGGGGCCGTCTCGCCGGCCGGGGCGTAGCTCTGGATATGCTCCAGCGCGTGCGTGCGGCGGACGGTCTGGCCGCCGGCCTCCCAGCGGATGGCGTAGCTGCCCGGCTCGGGCGGCTCGACGGGGCCATAGAAGACGTCGACGTTGAACATGCCGCCGCCGAGCGGCTTGAGCTGGACGTCCTGGCGGTAGAGGCCGTCGGCCGCCAGGGCGGGCGTGGCGCCGATCGCATAGGCGCGGATGAAGGCGTGATCGCCCCGGCCGGCCACGTAGTGCAAGGTCAGCTTCCGCGGGCTCTCGGAGGACTCGCGGCTCTTGGGTAATTCGTGGAACGTAAAGGCCATGGGATTGATCTACTCACCACAGAGGCACAGAGGGCACGGAGGAAGAAAGAAAAGATGTAAGGGGGAAAGGGGGAAGCGGAAAAAGGGGAAGAAGAAAAAGAGGGGTCGCCACGCCAGCCCTATCTCTTGCGTTTTTCCCTTTTCCCATTTCTCCCCTACACGTCCTCTCTGTGTCCTCTGTGCCTCTGTGGTGCTTCTTGGTTTGGTCTACGCAAACTTGGGTTTGACGTTTCCGAGGCCGTTGATCACGTCGTCGGTTTTGCCCAGGAGTTGGCCGAGCTTGCCGACGGTCTTTTCGGTGTTCTTGGCGGTCCGCTCTTCGGCGTCTTTGGGGCCGCCCATGACGGCCAGGGCGGCGGCGGAGAAGGTCCCGGTGGGGCTGGCGGTCCGCTCGGCCTGCTGGTTCTGGGCCGCAAAATCTTTGGCGGCCAGTTGGCGGCGGAGGGCGAACTGCTGCACGATCTTGTCGATCGGGACGCCCGTCTCGCCGGCCTCGCGGAGCGCCTTTTTCTCGTCGAGCTTGATGAGGGCCATTTGCTGGTCAAGGCCTTCCTTGTCCCGGAGGATCGTGTTGCGCTCGATTTCGTCCGTGATCCGCTCGCGGGCCGTTTCCCGCTCGGTGGTCCTCTCCTCCTCGTGACGGTCTTTCACGCCGCCGATCTCCAGCTTCTCCGCCTGGTTCAGGGCGGCCAGGTCGGCGCCGATCTTCTCGGCTTGCTCGCGGTCCGCGGCATAGCGGCGCTTGATCGACGCAATCTCCCGCTCCTCTTCGTTGTCGATGAGGCGGATTTTGAGGTCGGCCAGGCGTTCGGCCAGGCCGGCTTCGAAGTCGGCCCGCGCTCGGGCCTGGGCCAGGGCGTCTTCGGGGCCGCCGGCGAGCTGGTCCAGCTTGCTGCCGTAATCTTCGGTTTCGGCACCACGGCGGCCGGTGAAGGTCTCGCGGGCCGCGGCCTCCTCTTCGGCCTGGGCCCTTTCGATGGGGGCCACGTCGGCGCCCACGCGCTCGCGGAGCTGCTTTTCGAGGGCGTACTTCTCGCGGATGCGGGTCAGCTCGGCGGCCTCCTCCTCTGCGATCTGGTCCATGCGCTGGTCGTGCAGCTTGGTGAGCTGGGTGGCCTCCTCGTTGCGCGGGGCCAGGTCGGGCAGGGCGGCGTCTGCGGGCGATGCGCCCCCGGAAAGCGCGTCCACGTCGCCCCCTTCCAGGGCGCGGATGCGGGCCAATATGGCCTGATACTTCTCGCTCAGCGCGATGTTCTCTTGCATCTTTTCGCGCTGCCAGTCGGCCTCGGCCTCATCCATGCCCTTGAAGCCGCCCTCCAGGAACCCGCCGAAGGCGGCCCCCAGGTTGCCGCCGGCGGCCTCCTGGTTGACGGATGCCATGGTCCGCTCGAGTTCCTTCAGCTCCGCCTTGAGTTCGTGCAGGGCGGCGGCTCGCATCTGTTTGTTGGCGGCGGCCTGCGCTTCGGCGACGCCGGAGAGTTTGCCTTGCGTGCGGTCCAGGGTGATCCCCAAATCGCCGTAGGCCATTTCGAGCCGGCTGATAATGCCTTCGGCCTTGTCCATTTCCTCGTTGGTCAGACGTTCCTTGTCGGCCAGGTCGGTGAGGGTGGCGAACTGGTTCATTGTGCTCGCCCGCAGCTCGTCCTGTTTCTGCCGCCATCGTGATATGCTGTCGCTGATCTTGTCGACGTGAACAGCCGAACGCATGATGGCGGCGGTGGCCAGGCCGGCCGCGGCGACGATGCCGGTGAACACGATCACGAGCGGGTTTGCCGCAAGGAAGGCGAAGGCGGTCGAGAGGGTCGTGACGGCCGTGGTCACCGTGCCGATCACGAAGCCGGCCGTCACGAAGGGGGCGCCGATGCCGGCGATCGCCGTGCCGGCGGCGGCGATCACGGCCCCGACCTTGAGCGCGGTCACGATCACTTCGCGGTGCTCGGCGATGAACTCGCGGACTTTGCCGGCGGCGGCGGCGAGCCGATTGGAGAGCTCGGTCAGCACGGGGGCGACGGCCGCGCCCACGGTCTGCCAGGCGGCCTCCAGCGAGCGCTTGAGGCGGTTCATGGCGTCCGTGTACTCGGCGGCCGCGTCGGCGTCCTCGGTGCTCATCGTGACGCCGAGCCGCTGGGCCTCCTCGCGGAGCTGCTTGATCCCCTCCCGGCCGGAGAAGATGAGCGGCAGGAGCTTGTCGACGCCCGTGCCGAACGCGCGTTGCGCCAGGCCGGCCGCGGCGGCGTTGTCGCCGTAGTTGGCCATTGCGTCGGCGATCGCCAGAAAGCGCTCCTCCGCGTTCATTCCCTGGAGCTTTTCCATCGAGAGCCCCAGCTCTTCCAGGGCCGCGGTTTCGACGGAGGAACCCGCCCCGGCGGTGACGCGACCGACGCGGCGGTTCATCTTCTGGAGCACGGCGCCAAGATCCTCGATCGACGCGCCCGATTGCTCGGCGGCGAATTTGAGTTGCGAGAGGGCCTCGACGGAGACGCCCGTGCGGGCGGCCATCTTGTTGAGGTTGTCGCCGAAGCTGGCGAACTTGGCGGCCGCGCCCACGATGGGGGCGACGATGGCGGCGCCGGCGGCGGCGATCGTGCCGCCGATGCGGGTGACGCCGGCCCCAAAGGCCTTGAGGTCTTTTTCGGCCGACTTGAGGCCCTTGACGAGCTTGGACTTGTCGGCGAAAAGCTCGACGAACGCGCGGCCGGCTCGGACGTTGGCACCGCTGCTCATGGGCTCTGCTGCGTTAGTGGGCGAGGGCGTGGCCGCTGGAGGCGATCGCCTCGAGGACGGCCGGGTTGTAGGGCATCACGTCGGCCTGGGTTGCCTCGCCGTCGAGGTCGACGCCCAGGCAGGCGGCCACGAGCCGGGCAAAATCGTTTGTGATCTCGTACTGCACCTCGGCCATGGTCGCCAGTTGGCCGTAGGTGAAGGGCCGCGGGTCGAGTCTCAGGACGCCGGCCCAGCGGTAGACGGTCCGCCAGTGGTCGCCGGGCTGGTACGGTCGGTCGTCGTCTGGTTCAGGCTTTCGAGCTTGTGGGCGATCTCCCGGATCACGACCTCCATGTCGAACGTCTGCGTCGCGTCCTCCGCCAGCTTGTACGCCGCCTGGACGATCTGCCCCGTCGTCTGGATCACGGCCGCCTCGGCGGGGCGGCCCAAGTCGACGAAAAAATCGCGCCACTCTTGGAGGAAAGCGGCGTGGGCCTCGAAGAGGGCCTTGCCGGCCAGGCCGCGGCCGAACTCCCGCGGGTCGACGCCGGCCGCCTCGGCGTCGGGCTCGAGGAGCACCTGCAAGACGTCGTAGAAGAAGAGGATGTCCGTCTGCAGGGCGATCGAGAGGTTCGCGACGGCGCGGGCCTGGTCGGGCTCGATCGGGCGGCCGTCGCGGGCAAGGGCCGGCTGCAGGAGGTCGACGGCGCAGGACGAGCCCTTCACGCGCTGGATGTCGCCGATCGTGAGCGCGATCTGCCAGGGGCGGCCGGCGGTGTCGGTGAAGCTGTGCATTTCGTGCGAAATGGGGGGAGGGTTTTGGAACAGGAGGAAACGGAGGAAACGGCAGCGAGGCTACGGGGTGGAGTCCTGCAGGACGAGGATCTCGAGCGTGGAGGCCGTGGCGGAGCCGTTGGTGGCATAGGCCACCGTGATCGGGTCGCCGGTCAAGGGATTGGTCTCGCCCGAAGAGCTGTTCCAGGTCTCCGGGTTGTCGGCGGTGAGGCGGTAGGCCTTGATGTCGTCGCCGTCGGCGTCCTCAAACAGGACGTGCGCGTTCTGGTCGCAGTTGACGCCGAACATGGCCACGTTATCGCCGTCGATCGCGCAGTTGATCTGCGTCCGCGTCGTGACGTAGATCACGGTTTCGGCGGCGGGCAGGACGTCGCCCGAGGCGGTGGGCGTGTCGTCGAAGCCGACGGTGGTCGTGTCGTCCGAGTCGAGCGTGACGTTGTAGCGGCAGCCGCCGCTCCAGTGGATGTCAACGACGTTCCCGGAGCTGAGGCCGTGACCCTCGGTAAGGGTCAGGATCCCCTCGCCGTCGCCGGTCCGCGTGGAGAGCGTGCCGGCCTTGGCCGCCGGGAGCGTGATCTCGTAGCCGGCGTCGGCGTCGGCCGTCAGCGAGAGCGGGTCGTTTTTCAGCGTGCGGCCCGCGATCGACATGACGACCGCGAAAGTGCCTTTCTTGCTCATAACATTTCCCTAGGCTGGAGGCACGGAGACGGACGGGAAGGATGTGAGGGGGAAATGGGGAGAGGGGAAAAGGGGGAAACAGAAGGGAGGAGTTTCGACACGAGCCCTATTGTTCTTCTTTTCCCTTTCTCCATTTTTCCTTTTCTCCCCTACACGTCCTCTCTGTCCTCTGTGGCCTCGGTGGTGGATGGGTGGCTTAGCAGTAGAGGTTGGCCAGGGCGGGGGCCCGCTCGGCCTCGTCGGTCGGCTCGGCGGAGAACTTGTAGGTCTGCTCGCCCTTGAACGGCTGCCCGAGCTCGACGGAGAGGACGAAGTCCATGTCGGGGCCCTTGCCCGAGGAATAGTCCTTCCCGCGGAGCGCGACGGGCGTGCCGGCGGCGGCCGCGGTCAGAAGCGCGGTGAGCGTGGTGTCGTCCGCGCGGTTGACCATGCTCCACTCGATCGAGCAGCTCAGGGCCGTGACGCGGGACGAGTTGACGCTGGGCCCCGTGCCGTCGCCCGAGACGGACGTGTCGCCCGTCTCCTTGTCGAGCTTGAAGGTCTTCTCGCGGGCGTTCTCGATCAGCGTGTCGGCGGTGCTGCCGGCCGTGCCGTAGTAGAGGAGGCCCTCGAAGGCCATCTTGGTGTTTTTGGTTCCCATCGTGGTTTCCTTTGGAAGCGGGAAAGGTGTTTGGGGCGGGTGGGGTCAGTCGCCGATGCGGCCCTCCCAGGTGCGACCGAGCAGGGGGCCGACGTGTGCAAGGGCGGGGCCCATCGTGGGCCGCTGGGGGAAGGCGGTGCCCTTGTACGTCTCCCCGCGCTCGTGGGCACCCATGGCCTGGCCGATGACGCTGGCGGCGAAGCCGACCACGTACTGGTAGCCGCGGATCTCCATGGCGTAGCGGACGGCCTTCTTCGCGCGGCCCGTACGGGTCCGCGGGGGCTGGCCCTCGGGGGCCGGCTTGCGGCTCCGCGTGCGGCGGATCGAGCGCTTGGCCTCCTGGGCCGCGGCGTAGGCCACCGGCCGCATCGCCTTGTCGGCCGCCTTGTCGGCCGCGTCGGCGACACGCTGGAGCTCGAGGTCGAGGCGGTAGCTGAGCCCGATCATGCCGCCTCCTCGGCCGGGAGGCTCGTGCGGTAGGTGACGCGAAAAATGCTCGTGAACTGGCTCCACTGCTGGAGGTGATCGGGGACCCAGCCGAACATGGTCTCGATCGAGACAAAGACGGCGTCGAACTCGGTCAGCCGGCGGAGCGAGAGGAAGCGGCCCAACTCCTGGACGAGGTTCAAAAGGTCGTCGACGGCGAGCGTGTTGATCCGCCCGGTGGCCGGGTCGGTGTCGGCGGAGGTGAACTTGTAGCGGACGGCGACGTCGACGGCCGAGTCGAAGCGGAGCGTGGTGTCGCTCTCCTCCTCCATGCCGGGCGAGACGGGGACGACGTCGACCGCGATCTCGCCCGTCTCCTCGAGCTCCATCGCCGTCTCGTAGTGGCGGACCGCGGTGAACGGGAGGCTGAAGCTCTCGGCGTTCAGCTCCGCGGCCACGGCGTCGGCGACTTGGACGAGCTCGCAGGTCGTGCTCATGGAGATCTACGGGGAAACGTGCTTGGTGTGTACCAGCCACTGGGTAGCGGAGGCGTCGGCCCATTCGGCCTCGGGTCGGTCGCCCTGGGGCTTGGCCTCGAACGTGTGCGCGACGTCGGCGATCGTGATCTCGATGCGGTCGCCGCGGCGGGGCTCGACGGCCCCGTCGCCGAAGTCGTAGTCGGCCGCCGCAATCAAAAAGTCGGTCGTCTGGACGGTGGTCACGAATCCCGAGCGGTCGCGGGCCTGGACGTCGCGCATCACGAGCTCGGCCGTCACGCTGGCGGTCTCGGAACCGCGGGAAAGCGTGACGGTGTCGCCAAAGGCCTCGGCCAAGAGGCTGTCGGCGGCGGCGAAGTCGGTGTCGAAATTGGCCATGGGTCGGTCGGGGGTGTCTTTCCGGTCTGCAAACACACGGGGCAGGATCCGGGGCCGAAGGAGCGGCGGCCCGCGGATCCTGCCCGCTGTGGGCTAGCTGGCCAGGTCGGTGCAGCGGATCGCCATGTGCGCGACTCGCACGTCGGCCGTGGTGTCGTTGGCCGTCTTCTCGATGTGGGCCAACAGCTTCATGGGGCCGGTGGCCGCGTCGAGCTTGAACGTGCTGTCGTCCAGCACGCGGACGCCGTTGATGTACAGCTTGATGTCCTCCAGGTCGCGGCAGTCCATGCGCCAGTCGAAATAAGTGTCGTCGACGGCGTCGACGGTGGTGTCCGTGGCGGCGACCTCGGTGGTGCCGTCGTCGGACTCGGCGAGGATCGAGAGCGCGGTGCCGTCGAGGTGGAAGAAGCAGCCCTCGGTGATCGAGTCGGCGTCGGTGGCGTGCGTTGCGTTCGCGATGCCGAGGTTGATGTCCAGGGCCCCGTCGTCGCCGATGTCGTAGATCGCCGATCGGCCCTCGACGATGAAGGGGATCGTCACCGGGACCGAGTGCACCGAGAGGACGTCGCACTTCTGCGCCTCGGCGGTGGCGGAGAAGGTCATCGCGATCGAGCCGCCGCGGTGGACGACGGTCGGCGTGCCCGAGGTGAGGACGATGACCGTCTCGGTCGGGTCGCGGAAGAGGTCGATCGTGTAGTTGGGCTTGACGTTCAGGTCGACGACGACCGTGGTGGCCGCGGCGGTGGCGTCGGCGACGGCCACGCCGATGGCGAAGTCGGCGCCCGCGGCGGCCTTCAAGGGGGTCGCCGTGCCGGCCGAGCGGTCCCAGTAGAGGAGATCGCCCTCGAGCACGACGACGTCGGCCGTCTTGGCGACGGTGAACTGGCCGGAGGTCTTCAGCGCGGCCGGGTCGCCGCTCACGAGGGCCTGGAGGCCCAAGACGACGGCCGCGCGGCCGTCGGTCAACTGGATGACTTCGCCGGACGAGTAGCCGGCGGCGGGGGTCGAGACGTCGATCGTGTCGGCGTCTTTGGAAAGCACGGCTTCTGCGGACATGGTGGGGTTCCTTGCGGTCGAAAATGGGAAATTGGTTTGGGGTGGCTGATTGCGGGGTCAGCGGTAGGGTGAATTCGGGCGTGGCTTAGGCCGCGCCGGTGGACTTGTACCAGGTGCGGTACTCGGTGAAGACGCCCCCGATGTCGAGGTTGATGTCCCAGCCGAGGCCCCATTGGCCCTTGTCGAGCACGAACTGCCGCATCGTCGGCTGGCGGCCCGTGCCGCGGCGGTAGGCGACGCGGAGCCCGCGGCGGCCGCCGGCGGCCAGGAACCAGTTGGTCGCGGAGCCGGTGCGCGCCACGCCCGTGCGGGGGTCGAGGACGCCGATCGCGCCGATGCGGTCGTCGGGCACGACGCGGAGGCCCTCTTTGGCCAGCAGGTTGAGCTGCGTGTACCAGGGATCGGCCGAATCGGCGAAGAGCTTGGCCAGGGCGGCCGAGGCCGTGAGCTCGCGGGCCGTCCACTCGAGGTCGGCGGGGACGATCAAGAACTTGGGCCGGATCAGCAACTGGCGGCCGGGGTCGCTGGCGGTGCGGTTGAGCCGCTGCGAGACCATGGCCGTGATCGCCGCCTTGAGGGCCGACGAGTCGAGCGCGGCGGTGCCGAGGTTCGCGTGGCCGCCGGCCGTGGTGACGGCCGTGTTGTTGAAGACGGCGCCCGTGTCGGTCATCGTCGGGTTTTCCAGCATCAGGCTGTAGAGCAGGTCGGGCCGCAGGTTGCGGGCGCCCTCGCCCATCTCGACGGGCATCCGCATGATCGCGCCGAGCCGGTCGTCGATTACGTCCTGCTCGTCGACGACGAACTGCTTGGCGTAGCGACCGATCTTGTAGGTCTCGTGCGAGTCGGAGGCCGTGGCGTGCTTGGCCGTGTCGCCCCGCGGGAGCTTCTCGAGGCGGGCGTTGGCGGCGAGCGAGATGTCCTCTTGTTCCATGAAGTTGGGGACGTCCTCCTCGTCGACCCAGCCGACGGTGGAGTCGCCGGCCGTGGTCCAGCCCTCCAGGAGGCGGGCGTAGACGTTGGTCGAAAAGACGTAGGAGAGGGCCGCGCCGGAGGGGGCGGCGCGGGCGGCGTCGAAGGCGTCCTCGATGGAGAGGTGGAAGCGGCCCGTATCGAGGCGGACGCACTCACGGAAGAGGTCGACCGCGGAGAGCGCGCGGAAGCGGTGGCCCTGGTCGGCGTCCTGCTCGCTGAAGCGATCGTCGGGACCGGGGAGGCCGCGGCCGCGGTAGAGCGAGCACTGGGTGGGGTCGAGGCCCTGGCCGATCAGGGTGCCGGCGGCGAGGCTGCGGACGTGCGTGTCGGCCTCCCGGCTGCGGCTGTGGATGGCGGGGCCGCCGGGGACGGCGTCGCCCGGCTGGCGGGACTCGCGGACGGCGGCCAGAAATTCGCCCTTGGCCTTCTCGATCGTCCAGCCCTCACTGACGGCCCGCTCGCGGATTGCCTCGGGGACGTCGGAGCCGGCCAACTCGCGGAGCTGGCGGATGCGGTCCCGCTCGGCGGCCACGGCCAGGCGGGCGACCTCGGCGGCGTCGACGGGGGGATCGGCGGGCGGGTTGGAGCGGCCGGGATCGCTCGGGGGATCGGCGGGCGGGTCGGCGGGCGGATCGGTCCGCACGTTGTCGCCGGTGCTGCCGCCCTTGGCGATGCGGTCGGCCTCGGCCCGCTCTTGGCCCTTGAGGCCGTCGTGGAAGGCGCGGGCCTCGTCGTCGGTGGCGTCGGCCTTCAGACCGATCGATTCCAGGTACTGGCGGAGCTTGGGGTCCATGGGCTTGGTTTCCTTGGTGGTGGAGGGAGGGTCTTGCCGGATCTTGGAGCGGGAGTCGGCCCCGATCGGGACAAGGGAAACTTCTTTGAGCGCCCAGCGCGTGGAGATTCTCAGCGCGAGTTTTCCGGCCGTGTACTTGCGGCCGCCGACGGTGGCCGATTCGCCGGGGCTGATGTCGGTGGCCTCCAAAACGCGGTAGCCGGCCGAGACGTCGCGCAAATGGCCCTGGGCCACGCGCTGGTAGGCCCGCTCGACGTCCGGGTCGCCGTCGACAAAGTGCAGGCGGCCGGTCAGCTCGTGCTCGGCCGTCTGGATCTGGCGGACCGATCCGTAGACGCTGTGCGCCGAGTAGCGGGAGTGCGAGTCGAGCATCGGGACCTGGGCCGGGACGTCGGCGCCGTCGATCCGCAGGACCTCGTCGATCAGCTCGCCGGCCCGCCAGTCCCAGACGGCGACCGGGTCGTCGGTGGCCAGCACGGCCTCGACGCTGCGGGTCTTTTCGTCGAGCGACTCCGCGCGGAGCGTGAAGGTGCGGGCAGTCAGCTCGCGGGTGTCGCGGGTGGCCTCTTCGCGGACGGTGAGCGGCTCGCTGCGGGCGTGCTCGGTGTCGCCGCCGGCCAGGTAGACGCCGAGCCGGCCCTTGGCCTCCAGCGGCAGGGCGGCATAAAACTCCTGGGCGGCCTGCTCGTTGGCATCGGCGGGCAGTCCACAATGGTCGACGAGCACCTGGCGGAGCTGTTCATTCATGGTTCGAGGCTGCCTTTGCGTTTTCGGCGTCGTCGTCCTCGTCGAGGTCGACTTCGGTGTCGTCCGTCTCGCCACGCATCCAGGCCGGCATGGGCTGGCCGGCGGCCTCGAAGGCCTCGCGGTCCCGCTTGAGCGTGGCGAGGTGGACGTCGACCGTGCGGCCCCGCTCGGCGAGCTCGTCGGAGAGCGTGCTCTGGCCCGTCTCCAGCCGGATCTTGGAGGCAGTGGCCTCCTTGCCGGGGTCGACGTGCGGACGGGCGGGCCACGTCCAGTGGTTGCGGGCATCCGGCGGCGGGTCGCGGAGTGCGGGGACGGAGAAGCGGGCCTCGCGCTCGACTTCGTCGACCAGGCGGTCGAGCGTGCCCACGCTCTTGGGCGAGCCGGAGAGGAAGAGCTGGATGAAGGCGACGAAGCGCGCGTAGCCTTGGCCGTCGAAACGGGCCGAGCTGTAGTTGTGCCGGGCCGAGTCGAGCCGCGCGATCATAAGCGGCATATTGATCGCGCGGGCGATCTCCGCCTGGCGCTCCTGCTTGTATTGCGGGTACTGGACGGGCGGCTGCGAGGCCTGGAGCTGGAAGGGTTTCCAGCCCGGGGGCGCCGTCTTGATCGTTCTCCGCTCGATCGTCGTCGACTCGGGGGAGAGCCACGGCTCGTCGGGGTTTTCGCAGTACAACAGCGAGGCCTGGTCGGCCATCTGGCGGGCGGCGTCCTGGACCTGATCGTCGTAGTCCCTCAGATCGGCCGACGGCTGCAGGGCGGTCGTGAGCCAGGGGTAGCCGCGGGCCTGCTGTTCCTCCTCGAGGACAAATTCGTGGATTACGAGATCCGGGGGCCAGGGGGCGTAGGTCGTCGAGATCCCGTCGGCGGCGGTCTCGGCGATCCAGTAGCGGACCGGGCGGTCGTAGCGGTCGAGCTCGACGCCGAGCACGGTCTTTCCGCCGGCGACGTGGCCGGCCGGCGTGGCCAGGTCGCGGGCCGGGGTCAGCCAGAGCCGCATCTTGACGGGCCCCGAGGCGGCCGGATCGGTGATGATGCGGGAGAGGAACTCGCCACAGCGGGCGAAATTGCGGACCCAGAGCCGGAGCGTGGCCGCCCCAGAGACGTTGGCGCGGGTCGTCGGGGACTTGAACCACTCCCGCCAGACCGACTCCTTGGCCTCGTTGTAGGCCTTGTTCCCCGACTGCACCTCGAGCTGCGGCCCGTCGGGGCCGACGACGTCGTCGGCCAGGGTGTTGGCGATGCCCGCCAGGAAGCCGTTTTGGCGGCTCTCGTAGATCGCCCTCGCGCGGATCTTCCAGAGGTGGTCGACCAGCCAGTCGTTGATGGGGGCTTCGCTGTCGTAGGTCCAGTGCGCCTCGTTCAGGCGGCTCGTCTCGGCGGCCTCCCAGTGGCGGTTGGCCATCCAGTTGGGCAGCGTCTCGTAGCGGGGGCCGCCGTCGGGCCCGGCCGCGCGGACGAACGGGTCGCCCTGGGCGTCGACGATGCGGCTCTTTTGGGCAATGGCGGCGGTCACTCGTAGTCGTCCGTGGTGGTCGAGCGGGCGTAGGTCACCTTGGACTGGGCGAACGCCCCGGAGCTGGCGGCCGTGGCGGCGGAGGCGGCGCGGCGGCAGTCGGCAATAAAGCGGTCGATCGCGCTTGCGTCGTTCCAACTGATCTGCTGCGAGCCGCCGCCGGCCAGGTTGCGGGCCAGGTTCGGCGTGGTGGCGATGCGGAACTTGGCGGCCGTGGCCTTGAGGATGGCCGTGGCGTAGTCGCCCGCCTCGAGGGCGGCGATCGCGGCGGAGTACAGCGTTTCGAGCTGCGCGATGCTCATAGAGAGCGAGTATCGCGGAGGCGCGTGGAAGCTCGCCGCGCCGGTTTTACAGAATCTGTAAAGCCCGTTGGAAAAATAACGGGGCAGGCGGCGGACACGGGGGCGATTAGGGCGTGTTGGGCGGTTCGCCCCCGGCGGGCACTCGGTAGCTCGGCGGGAGGGCGCAGGATCGGGCGACGTCGGCCAGCCAGGCGGCCACGACCGGAGCGCGGCGGCCGGCGGCAGCCAGTCGCCGGTCGAGGTCCGGGAGGTGTGTTTGGGCCTCGGCCAGCTCGGGGAACAGGGCCAGCAGTCGCGGCCGCAGGGCGCGGGCCGTGGTGGCCAACTCGGCGAGCTGGACGGGCCGGCCGGCGAGGTGAGCCTCCAGGTCGACGAGCTCGCCGAGGGCCAGGAGGCGGCCGGTCACGACGCTGAGGAGGGCGGACAACGGGAACGCCTTGGCGGTGGGCATGCTAGGAGGCCTCCGGCTCGAGCTGGCGGTCGTCGACACTCTTGAAGGTCGCCGCGCAATCCTTGCAGCGGTGGTGACGGATCCGCGGCTGGCCCGGGCGGGGCCGTGGGCTGGAGGTCACGACGACCGACGGGGAGCCGCACTCGGGGCAGGCACGCACCGGGTAGGGCTGGTGATGGGGCCCGTCGGCGGGCGGATCCGTGGCGGGCTCGGGATAGGCGGGCAGCTCGGGCGGCTGCGGCGGGGCGGGGATCTCGCGGAAGGCGAACTGCATGCCGCAGTGGCGGCAGCGGGCCTTGCCGGTGGGCCACCAGGGGCGGCGCTTGGGGTCGGCATCCATTTCGCTCGAAATGGGCCGCTGCAGGATCTCGGCGTCGCGGCAGCCGCAGCGGGGGCACTCGGGGCCGCAGGCCGGCTCGAGGCGGAGGTAGGACGTCATCTCTTGGGGCTCCTTTTGGACTTCTTGGGGTTGCGGCCGTCCATGGCAGCAAACCATCCGCCGGCGGGCGGCTGGTCGGCCGGTGTTGCGCTGCCGCCGCGGAGGCGGATTCCCTTCATGCTGGCGGCGACGTCCGCCAGCACGGAGGCGTCGAGGTAGTGGTTGGTGTCGGATTTGGCCTTGAAGTGGCGAATGAGGACGCCGCGGACGACCTCCTCGACTTCCTGCTCGGCGACGATGTGCTTGCCGTAGGAGAAATGGCCCTTCTCGTCGAAGCTGAGATGGTCCGGGTCGCCGCTCGGCTCGCCGAAATTGAACATGGTCCCGGGGCGGGACGGGTCGGTAAGCCAGCGGTCGTGCTCCCAGTTTTTCCAATGGTCCGCGTCGAAGCAGACGAGCCAGACGCCCTTGGGGCGACGACTCAAGAACCAGCGATCGCCCGGCTTCTTGTCGCGGGTCGCGCGGGTCGGGGCGGTGAACTTGGCCTGCACGCAGCCGCTCGACTTGCCGAAGCCCATCGACGGCTTGCAGTCGAGCCCCAGCTCGCGGCAGGCCTGATAGACGGCCTCGGTGCGGTAGCTGGCATCGACGAGCGTGAGGTCTGGGGCGAGGATCTCGCCGTCGACGGTGGTGTAGAGGTCCTGGGAGGCCTCGTAGCGGGCCTTGATGGCCGAGATGATGGCCACGTCGAGGCCCTCGTCGGAGCCGACGGTCGTGCCGTGCGTCTCCTGGACGCCGTAGTCGAGGTTGTAGCCCGTGCCGTCGGCGCGGAAGGCACGGACGACGAAATGCAGGGCCCGCTTTCCGACGTCGATGCCCTGCTCGACGTTAGTGCACCCCGGCGGGATTTGCTTGCGGGCGTAGCCGGATAACTGCCGCTGGATGCGGTAGGCGGAGAGGCCGGCGTCCTCGGGGCCGCCCAACTCGGGCGGGTTGTTCTGGTACTCGCAGTCGACGGCCTCCTGGCCGAGGTCCGAGACGAGGTTGTAGTAACGCTCCAGCGCCGAGACTTCCTCCTGCGTGCCGTCGTCGAGGAGGCGGGCGGAGAAGCGGCGGGGGTTGGAGAGCTCGGCCCCGGCGTCCATCTCGTCGCGGCGGTCGAGGTAGAACTGGTGGGCGCGGCGGGCGAACTCGTCGCCGTTCTGCTGGTCGCCCTGGCGGAGCATGCAGAACTCGTCCCAGAGGTCCTGGCGCGTGGGCGGCTGTTTGAGGAAGCTGAAGCGGCGGCCCTTCCAGGAGGGCTTTTGCTTGGGATCGGTAAAACGGGCCGAGACGGAGATCCGCGTCTGAATCGTCGTGAGCATTACGCGGGCGATGCGTCGCTGTTGGCCCGCGAGGCCGGCGATGTTGCGGTCGATCTTCTTCTCGAGCTTGTCGGCCTGCAGCTCGGTGGCGGACGTGATCTCGGTGTCGGGGTCGTCGATGATCGCCAGGTCGGGCCGCAGGCTGCCGACGCGGCGGCCGCGGACTTCGCCGTCGAGGCCGCGGGTGGCGATCACGGCCCCGCCGGCGCGGGAGCCGGGGACACGGGGCAGGCGGATCTGGCGGGTCATCCAGTGGAAGGCGGCCAGGTGGCGATCGTAGCCGGCCCCCGAAACGGTCATCGCGCGGGCGCGGGCCGGGGCGCCCTGCAAGGCTCGCACGGGGACGCAGACGGCCGGGTAGTCTTCGTGCAGCCGGTCGTTCTCGGTGAGCTCCTCCTTGAGGTTCTCCAGCATCTCCTCGGCCGCGGTGCCCGTGGCGCAGAAGATGATCGGGAAGCGGACGACGCCGCGGAGGACGCAGTAGAGGGCCACGCGCTCGGCGATCAGGCTCTTGCCCTCGCCCCGGGGCGCGGCGATCGCTTGGTCGCCGCCGTCCTCGGCCGCGGAGAGGATGGCCTGGATCATCTCGCGCTGGTCGGGCGTGAAGGGCAGCGAGAAGTCGGCGGGGAAGTAGTAGTAGAGCCACTGTTCGACGCGGGCCTCGAGCCAGTCGCGGCGGGCGAGCTGGGCGGGGGCGAGCTCGGGGATGAGGACGTCGCGGTCGGCGGCGCGGGCGGCACGCTTGCGGGCGGCGTCGCGGGCCCGCTCGTCGGCCGTGCCCCAGACCGGCTTGGGCGGAGCGGCGGCGGCGCGGGGCTTCTTGGCGGTGGTGACGGGGAGGCGGAACAGCGCCACGATCAGGCCCCCGCAGGAGGCTCGGGATCGGGCGAGGGCTCCGGCGGCCGGCGGGTGAGCGCGGCCATCTGGTTGACGGCACGCAGGGCGACGGGGAGGTCGCCCTCACGGAGGGCGCGGTGGTAGACGGCTCGCGTGGCCTCGACGCACCAGCCGTAGGCCAGCCCCGGGTCGACTTGGCCCTGCTCCGCGATCTGCTGCATGGCCGAGACGATCAGGGGCTGGGCGGCAGTGCGCGGCCACGCCCGGCGGCAGGCACCGCTGATTGCGTGCTCGGAGCGGCCCTGGAGGATCCAGCGGGCCACGCGCGCGACGCGGTCGGCACGCAGGGCCGCGCGCAGGGCCGTGGCGGAGGGCTTAGAGGTGGTCAGCTTGCGGGTGCGGGATCGGGCCATGCCGGACAGCGGACGGACGGACTCTGTAAGGGCCGCGCGACCTCTCGGTGGGAAAC